AAGGCACCTGTTGCCATGTCACTAATTTTAAGATAAAGTGAATCATACTCTGCGTGGTTGATAAATCCGGTGTCAAGGTCATCTAATGCAATTTGAACTTGATATTGAGATGCAAGAGGAGTTGCTTCGGTTGCGTTTACTCCAACTTCAATTGCTTGTAGTCCGAATGCTTCTAGATCGGCAACATTTACGAATGTGTTAAGGTCGATTGTAGCAGCAGCACCAGCTCCTGTAGTTGCTTCAATAGTTTCAAAAATTTCAAATGAACGGGTTTTCTTTTGGGCCATAGGTCAATGGTAGTCAAGACGGTTTATTAATTACACTGATGACCCGGATTCCCTATCTTCTCGGAGGCCGAAGGCCGACGCAAGCGGGGAAACGTTAGTTTCCCCGCACACCCACCCGTTCCTAACTAGCCCTCGGCTATTAGGGTATTGTCAAAAAATAAGCGTATATATTGATATACTAGTGATTTTTAGGAGTTTCATGGCCCGACATCCAGAATTAACTATTGAGCAATTTGCAACGAATGACACATCTTGGTTTATTTTTTACCGTGGACAGTGTGTTGGTAGTATACACGATCTAAACGTAGACGACCGTATGATAGAAGCCTTGCACAACTTATTGGGGGAAGAAAATGCGACACAAAATGATTAATTTATGCCCAACAACGTTTGAGATCGCAAGCAAAATGAAGAATTTTAGCAGTTGGGTCCGGTCCGAATTGCTAAAAATACACGCAGAGCAAGAAGAAAAAGAAGCAAATTACACACGTTACCGTTGCCCTGCATGTTGGAAAGTCTATGTGGATCGTTATGACTATGGAGATATGAATTGTATGAACAGAGACTGCGGTTACACGCACAAATTGGAGCCGATAGAATGAAGATCGACATATTTAATTGCGTAGGCCATGCGTCATCTGACACCCATTGTCTTAAACCATACGACAAAATGTATTCCTATGCTCGACGTGCAGCAGGAACGCAGGGGTGGCAACTAGAAATTATTGACCCATTTGCTAGAAAATGCATGTGGGGTAACAAACGTAATGACATAAATCCTGATTTTTTGTACGACTACACAACGCATTGCATGGATGCGTTAGATTTTTTGTTAGCTTTGCCACGGTCAAGTGCTGACATTGTACTACTTGACCCGCCATTTAGTGACCGACAATCAAACGAAGAATATGGTACATCAAATTTGTACACAAATCCTCGATATATTGCCGATCTGGGAGAAGAAGCGTTTAGAATCTTGAAACCTGCCGGTTATCTTGTTAAATGTGGATACAACACAAATCCACCGGCAAAAGGATTTGAGCTTGTCAAGGTTGCTATTTGTCAAATGGGTGCATGTCGTAACGACATATTGATTTCGTTGTGGCAAAAAGTGCAAATGTCGTTAAATGTGGGGCTACAATAAACCAACAACGCCTTGTACGTCCATTCCAAGACTGACAGCGACAGCCACAGCGATATAACGCAACACTTTTGTCATTCCTCTCAACTCTAACATTGTTTGTTCCATCATCAACATGCGTTCTTCCAACTTAGAAATCCGCATATCTTGTGTTTTGTCAACTTGTGTCAAAGAACAGCCTCCAATGGTCTAAATCCTTTTGCTCGTTTTAGTAATCGTCCAGCCATTTGAAATTTTTTAATTGGGTTGACAAAGTTTCCTACAATCTTCAACGTCATGATAGATCCAACTACCAAACCTTCTCCTCGTTCTCTAAATGTTGAGCTGGGAGAGAATACAATTCCAATGGCACCACCAACGTATTGTACGTCTGCTCTAAACACTTCGAATTCACTGTCACCGTAGAATTCGTATCTTAGATCATGGTGCAAAGACAAAGCATCAACTTTGTTAATTGGTTCGTCTCCACGTTCGAGACGATATTTTAGTTGAGTTCCAGGACCTGTAAAGTTGTGTCCTGGTAAATGTATTTCACCTTGCAAGGTTTCACCTCTAAGGTTGAGGCACATTTTGGTTAGCAAGAAATACGTTTGAATATTCGATTGCCTTTTCCGTCGCAGTTAAAGCACGTTTGTCCCCGATAACATTGATTGCAAATGCTGGCATAATGATTAATGTTTGACTATCTCGTTCTACAAATTCTTGAGCTACGACACCCGATGGAGTTGATGTACTAACATTTTGACCAGATCGTGCGTAGGATGCAACCCATACAAATCGATAGATGTTTAATTCTGGGCCAATTATCATGTCTGCTTCGCCTGCAACAGTGCGGTCCATAAGCACCCAATTGTTAAGCCATCGAGTAGTAACGGTACTAGCATCTGCGCCACCCATTTGCCCCATCGAGGCGGGTGCGCTAAATTGTTGACTTGTATCTTGTGCATACACACGACGTTCAGCATAGAGAATCTCTCTTTGTGCATCCAATTTGTTACCGTTATTTCCGCCCGTGTTACCTTGCAAAGCATCAAAACCTACTTTGAACAATTGAAACAAATTAGTGCCGTCAAGTTTGCCATTTTGAAAATTTAGTTTCGTGTTAGTTACTACAACGGCTTCATAGATGTTTTGATTAGGTGGAACGTTATAGCATTGGATAACGTGTGGAGTTTCTTTCATACGTTGCACATTAATCATCGCATTAGCAAGACACTCACCATTTTCTAGCAAATCTCTTAGATCGTGTTGGTCATAAGTAATAAAAGTCCCTGCTGAAACATTATCTCCAGAACCTCGCAAGTAAAAGATGTCATCATTTTTGCCCGTTCCGTATAGTTGACCACCCCAAAATTCAGCAGTCATGGCACCGGGTGGTGCAGTACCATTACCGGCCGGTATGGTTCCACTGTCAAATTTGACTGCTCCAAAGTTTGAGGTTATCATCTTGGTTGGCATTTGATTCACTTCCTATTCTTTGTACCTGCTCGCCAAGCACGACCAATTTTCTTTGTTAGCGATGGCATGTGTAATTTACGGTTTTTTCCACGTCCAACATGAACGCCTTTTACTGCCGTTTTGTTTCGCTTTATGTGTTTGTGACACCGTGCGACATACTCAGTATAGGCTTCTTTACGCTTTGGCTTAGGCAAAGGCATGGTATCGACCTCAAGCATTAGCGGATCTGGTCAATGCAAGGCTCATGTAATCAGCAGCGGAGAGCTTGCTAATAACACCGGTAATTCGTACGTATAGTGAGACGTTTGCAGCACTGCCAAGACGACTAGCACGTACATCGAGGATACCACCTGGTACGTAACGGATTTCTGAAACATCTCCAAGTGACAATGATTCTTCGAAGGCACCTGTTGCCATGTCACTAATTTTAAGATAAAGTGAATCATACTCTGCGTGGTTGATAAATCCGGTGTCAAGGTCATCTAATGCAATTTGAACTTGATATTGAGATGCAAGAGGAGTTGCTT